AGAGTTACAGATTTAAAAGAAGGACAAAAGAAAAGTATAGTTATGTGGTTAAAATAATATGTGTGGATTTGTAGTAACAACTAGAGTAAAAGATATAGAGCTTCTAACAAATAGACAGAAGTTTAGAGGCCCGACAGATACAGGTTATGCTAGTAATGGTAAGATTGCTTTTGGACATGTATTACTAGATGTAAATGGAGAGCATCAAGTACAGCCTTACAAAACTAAAAAAGGTAATATACTAGTATTTAATGGAGAAATGTATGATTCAAATATACCTAATGATACAGCATTTTTAGGAAATGGATTAGATATGTTTGGTTATCAGTTTATTAGCAATACAGATTGGCATGGGTCTTTTGCGTATTATAAACCTAAGGAAAATAAATTAATTGTAGCTAGAGATCACTTTGGAGCAAAACCTTTATGGATTTATAAGAAAGGAAAAGAAGTAACAGTAACAACTAGTCTAAGAAGTATAACTTGGAAAAAATATAATGATAAAATGAAAGGTCATTACATGACCAACCCTCTATGGCTTGGTACAACTAATCCTTGGTTAGATGTAATCAAAGTTCCCCCAGGTTCAATATATACACTGAATTTAGAAACAGGTGGTGTACTTGTAAAAAATATGTGGAGAAACTTCAGGATAGCTAGTAAAAAGATAGACTTGGAAGATTTTAGAAAAAGACTAGTTAGTAGTATAAGAAAAGTAGGTAAAAACAAACAAAAAACAGCACTATTTCTTAGCGGAGGATTAGACAGCACTTGTGTTTTGGGAGTTCTAAAAGATTGTGATTTAGATTTAACTGCATATATCTGTGATTATGAAAAAGGTGGTGCTAGATTTCATGACCATGATGCGTTTAGAACTGAATCAAAAATGGCAGTAAGAACCTGTAAAGAATGGGGAGTGCCTTACAAAGTTGTAAAACTAAATTTAGATTCTGTTAATCACTATGATAGATTATGGTTAAATGGTACTCACTATCCATGGGTAGATAAAAATAGAAGGGCGCCTAGATTTGCATTATGTAAAGCTGCAAGTAAAGACGGGTGTAAAGTAGTTTTGACTGGGGATAGCGCAGATGAATTATTTACAGGGTATCAACATCACTATAAATACTATGATGATAATTATAATAAAGAAACTATAGAACAATATGCTAGTAAACAAAAATGGATTCCTAGAGAAATATTTAGTAAGACAGATTGGAAAAATAATGCACTCTGGTATGATTTAGTGAGTACATCAGAACAGAATATACTCACAACAGACCAGACGGCAGGAATGTGGGGAATGGAAAGTAGACCAGTATTTTTATCACAAAGTTTTGTACGATACATGCTAAGTATAGAAAGTTCTGTAAAATTTAAAACACACCCCGACTATCTTGGGGTAGGCAAGTTAGGAACATATAAATACTTGATAAGAGAAGTAATGAAAGACTATCTTCCAAAGCATGTTAGTAGCAGAAAAAAGAAAGTAGGATGGTCATCTCCTTGGGACAATAATCATAAAGAGTTGACTCGTCTTTGGAAGTTACAAGATTTAGAATTTATTGCAAACTTATGAAGGCAGTCTACTCTAACAGAATCTATCTTTCAGTAGATAGTAAATTAAGTTCGGATATCGAAAAGGAGCTTACATATACGATTGCTCCTCGCATTCCGACTGACCCACCTATAGTATTCAAAACAATACGATGGATAAAAGATGGGTTGATTTCTATACCAATCGGAAGAATGGACTTAGTCCCAGCCGATTATGAAATAATCGATAAGCGTGTAATATCACCAGTAGAACTTCCTGACTTTAAGTTGACTTTACGACCAAGCCAGCAGAAGGTATATGACGAGATTCAAGGCAATGCTATAATTAACGCTTGGGTAAGTTGGGGTAAGACTATAACAGGTTTAGCGATAGCTAAAAAGTTAGGTCAGAAAACATTGGTTGTTACTCACACAACCACCCTACGAAATCAATGGGAAAGAGACGTAGAAAACTGCTTTGGAATTAAAGCAGGGAGAATTGGTTCGGGTAGCTTTGACACTAAGTCTCCAATAGTTATTGGAAACATTCAGAGTTTGTACAGAAAAATGAACGATATTAAACAAGTATTTGGAACTGTGATTTTAGATGAAATGCATCATGTTAGTAGTCCAACTTTTACACGTATAGTAGATGAAATGCCTGCTTTAAATAAGGTGGGTTTATCAGGAACACTAGAAAGAAAAGATGGACGTCATGTAGTATTTAGAGATTACTTTGGTAATGATGTACACATACCCCCCAAAGAAAATTATATGACTCCTCAGATTCATATAATCAAGTCCGAAATACGTTTTTTAGATGGTGCATTTACACCTTGGGCAGAAAGAATAAATCATCTTGCATACAATCAAGAATATGTGCATAGTGTAAGTATGATTGCTGCCAAATATGCTGCAGAAGGACACAAAGTATTAGTAGTGTCAGATAGAGTGGCTTTTCTTAAAGCCTGCGCTAACCTCTGTGGTGATAAAGCAGTTTCCATAACAGGAGATATGGAACTTACCGAAAGAGAAAAAGTAATGAAAGAAATTAAAGAGAAAAAGAATATACTTTTTGGTACACAATCAATCTTTTCTGAAGGTATATCATTAAATGATTTAAGTTGTTTAGTGTTGGGTACACCTATAAATAACGACCCTTTACTAACACAGCTTATTGGTAGAGTAATAAGAGAGAAAGAAGGAAAACGACAACCTGTTATCGTAGACATTCATCTCAAAGGAAAAACAGCAGCCCGTCAAGCAAATGCACGATTGGGCTACTATATAAAACAAAATTACGAGGTAAATATTTTATGACAGAAACAAGACAAATACAACTAGACATACCTGAAATGCAAAAGAATAAAGTCTTCTTGGCTACTCCAATGTATGGCGGAATGTGTCATGGTTTGTACACTAAATCTTTGATGGATACTACAGTAGTTAGTATGAGTCATGGATTACATTTGCAAATATATTATCTATTTAATGAAAGTCTTATTACTAGAGCAAGAAATTATGCAGTAGCAAATTTTCTTAAAAGTAATGCAGACTGGTTATTATTTATAGATAGTGATATTGCATGGGGCGCTATGGATATGATGTATATGTGGCACTTAATATCAACTAGAAAAGATATAGATGTGCTGTGCGCTTTATATCCAAAGAAAACAATTGCTTGGGAAAAAGTATTACATGCTGCTAAAAGTGGAGCATATGATAATGACCCTAGAGGATTAGAAAAAGTAGCTGGAGATATGGTGTTTAATCCTTTGCCAGACGCATACCCAAATGGACAAGCTCCTGTATTTGAACCTGTAAAAATTAAAGAAGGCGCAACAGGATTTATGTTTGTACATAGAGATGTATTTACAAAATATGATGAAGCGCATCCTGAAAGACTTTATACTCCCGACCATTTAAGAGAAGGAGAATTTGAACCAGGAGAAAAAATAATGGCATATTTTGATTGCATAATAAATGAACAAAACAGATATCTAAGTGAAGATTACATGTTTTCAGAAACAGTAAGAAAGTTAGGGACTGATATATGGGCTTTACCAATGATTGAACTAATGCATTGTGGTAGTTATATATTTCAAGGCAGTTTGATAAAAATGGCACAAGCAGGAGTTCATGCTACGATAGCACCTGAGGATGTTAAAAAATTACAATCTGTGTTGAAGAATAAAGATAAGAAAAATAGTTCTTGACACGAACTCAAAAATTTGTTATAATATGTTACTATTTGACTGGAATAAGATTATGAGAGTAAGCAAAGGGAATGTTGGTGACATCATTCAGATACTTAGGATCATAACTTACAAAATTCAACCAAAAAATTACTACGATAAAACTTTTAAGTTTTACAAGTATAAGTTCGGTGGTTCTAGTTATATCTTAAACCCAAAAGATTTACTAGAGCGCGGACGGGCATTTAGTGATAAAGAAGTAGCGGAATATGCAGGTGTCGCATCATTCCGTAACTATCACAACTATGTCAATACAAAAGACACCACACTAGATTTTCTGATGTCCCCGATATCAGAAGAAATTATAAATAATAACAGACTGCTTGAATTAAAAGATGGACGGGTACACTTTTTATTCGAGGAGACAAAAGGAGAAAAATATGGCGATTGGATTCAATCAAACTAAAGGATCAGCTCAAAAAGAGAAGATCGAAACTTATAACTATGCAGCTAAAGAAGACCATCATGTAAGACTTGTTGGCGACTTATTACCTAGATACGTCTATTGGATTAAGGGCGAAAACGGTAAGAATATTCCTATGGAGTGTTTATCATTTGATAGAAATACCGAAACCTTTAATAACAAAGAACATGACCATGTTCGTGACTTTTACCCAGATTTAAAATGTGGATGGTCTTATGCCGTTCAATGCATTGACTACGCTGATAAAAGTGTAAAAGTTCTTAATCTAAAAAGAAAACTATTCGACCAAGTATTAGTAGCTATGGAAGAGTTGGGCGACCCAACAGACCCAGTAACAGGATATGATATCCACTTCAAAAGAAAGAAGACTGGCCCACAGGTATTTAATGTTGAATATCAATTACAAGTTCTTAAGTGTAAACCAAGAGAACTAGAAGACTGGGAGAAAGATTTAGTGGCTAATATAAAGTCAATGGATGATGTTCTTCCAAGACCAACTGCTGATGCACAATTAGAACTTTTAAGAAGAGTAAATGCTTCAGGTAGTGATACACCTGAGGAAGTCTCAGAAGAGTTTGACGTATCATGATTGGAGTAGGGGAGAAGTTTCCTGCATTTACATTGCAGGGTGTTAATAAAGATAATAAATTTGTAGAAGTTTCTGTTACAGAACACTACGATCCATTAAAACACGATTATACAGTAATCTACTTCTATCCGAAAGATTTTACTTTTATATGCCCAACAGAAATTGCGGGAATGGATATGTTAGTAGAAGAAGCAAATGTAATCGGTATAAGTGGTGATAATGAGTTCTGTAAGTTAGCTTGGAAAAAAGATAACGAACTCATTGGAAACATTAAACACTCTTTAGCTGCAGATTGTGGACTAAAACTAGCTTCAAAACTGGGGATAGTTCATGAGGCAGGTGGAGTATGTTATAGGGCAACTTATATCATAGACCCAGAAGGTGTTATCCAACATGTATCAGTAAATGCACTAGATACAGGCAGAAATGCTCATGAAGTTCTTAGAACTTTACAGGCTATCAAAGCTGGTGGACTAACAGGTTGTGAATGGCAACCAGGAGATAATTTACTGTGATTTTATTTACAGCAGATTGGCATATCAAATTAGGACAAAAGAATGTACCAACCGCATGGGCGTGTACTAGATATCAAATGTTCTATGAGCAAGTGCAAGAAGCCATAGATAAACACGGAGTAACTCTTCATATCATTGGTGGGGACTTGTTTGACCGAGTCCCCTCCATGGATGAACTTACTCTATACTTTGACTTTGTAGCAAAACAAAAAGTAAGAACAATCATCTATGACGGAAATCACGAAGCTACAAAAAAGAATCATACATTCTTTAATAATTTGATTCGTGCCACAAAAGACATAAATCCTTTAGTATCAGTAGTAACTGAAACATACTATGAGGATAATTGGGCGATTTTACCATATGCTGATTTGCATAAAAAGAATCATATAGAAGGCATCAATGCAGATGTTTTATTTACTCATGTTAGAGGAGAGATACCTCCTCATGTCACACCTGAAGTAAACTTAGAAAGGTTTGACAAATTTAGTGTCGTATACGCTGGAGATTTACATGCACACGAGAATACTCAAAGAAACATAGTATATCCAGGCAGTCCTATGACAACAAGTTTTCATAGAAATGTAGTAAAAACAGGCTACATACTTATTGAATCTAGCTTCCCCGAAGTTTGGACGTGGCATGAATTTGACTTGCCACAGCTTATTCGTAAGACTGTACAAAGTCCCGATGAAATGGTACAAACAGACTTTCATCATACAATCTATGAATTAGAAGGAGATATACAAGATTTAGCACAAGTTAAAAATACTGACCTTCTTGATAAAAAAGTTGTTAGAAGAGAAACAGAAGCTACACTTAATTTAAGTAGTGAGATGTCTATTTCTGATGAATTAGGAATATATCTAAAAGAGATAATGTCTCTTGATGATTTAAAAATTAGAAAATTAATGGGAGTTTTTAATGATTATTCTACAAAAACTGACTTGGGATAATTGCTTTTCGTATGGAGAAGGAAATGAGTTGGACTTATCAAAAGACACACTCACACAATTAGTTGGAACAAATGGTGTAGGTAAATCTTCTATACCTTTAATATTAGAAGAAATACTATTTAATAAAAATAGTAAAAATGTAAAGAAAGCGGATATAGCAAATAGATATGTTAACAAAGGATACGATATTAGTCTTGAGTTTAGTGTTGACGCTGACGTATATAACATTACTGTTGTACGGCGTACAAACCTCAAGTGTAAATTAACTAAAAATGGAGAAGATATTTCTTCACATACAGCGTCAAATACTTATAAGACACTAGGAGAAATTCTTGGAATTGACTTTAAGACTTTTTCACAGTTAGTTTATCAGAATACCAACGCATCTTTACAGTTTCTAACTGCTACGGACACAAATCGTAAAAAGTTCTTAATTGACTTGTTAAAACTTGAAGAATATGTTGCGTTCTTTGAAACTTTTAAAGAAGCAGTGCGTGTATCTTCAAATGAAGTTACAACTATTAATGCAAAAATATCGACTGTTGCAAAATGGTTAGAAGACAATTTTCTCGAAGATACTTCCATATTTTCAAAAATGGATTTACCATTTTACTCGGATGAGGATGAGAAATCTTTACGTTCTTTATTAATAGAGATTGAAAATATCTCGGAAAAGAACAAAAAAATAAATACTAATAATCAACTAAAGAAACAGTTAAATGATATAGATTTGCATGAGTATAAAAGACTACTAGCAAAACACCCAGAAGAAAAAAGTACAAGAGACTTAGTTTCTTCTATTGCTACTTGGAAGTCAGAACAAACTCACGAGCAGACTATGTTAAGTAAATACGAAGCCCTAGCGGGTATAGAAGATGCAACTTGCCCTACATGTGAAGGAGAGATAGACCAATCTTTTGTATCGAACATGGCGAAAGAGCATAGTAAAAGAGTTGAAAACTGCAAAAAATTTGCACAAGATGCACAAGAGAAACTTACTGAATTGGAGAAAAATAATGCGATACATAGGACAGCAAAAAGAGAAATCGAAGATTGGGAAGACCTCTACAGGAGTATCGACCATGAACTCTCTTCATCAGTCCTCGATGAAAGTGTCTTACAAGACAAAGTTAGTGACCTTCGTCAAAAGATTACCGATGCTAAATCGGCTCTTCAAGACGTAATTGATGAGAATGAAAAACGAGAACGACACAACACAAGAATTGGAATCATACTTGAACAGACTGATGAATTTCAAAAACAACTTGATGCACTTGAATCTGAACTATCAAGTCAAGAAGAACACTTGGCGTCACTTGAGACGCTTAAGAAGGCATTTTCAACAAATGGACTCCTCGCATATAAGATAGAATCATTAGTAAAAGAACTAGAGATTCTTACAAATGAGTATCTTGCAGAGTTTAGTGATGGTAGATTTAGTATAAATTTTGTTGTTACAAACGATAAACTGAATGTAGAAGTATCAGATAATGGAAATATTATTGATATTCTTGCTCTTTCTAGTGGAGAACTAGCGAGAGTAAATATTGCGACATTAGTTGCAATACGAAAACTTATGGCATCTATTAGTAGAAGTCAAATCAATGTTCTCTTTCTCGATGAAGTTAATCAAGCTTTAGATGAACAGGGTAAAGAAAAAGTAGTGGAAGTATTACTAAAAGAAGAGAATCTAAATACTTATATGGTATCACATGGTTGGACTCACCCATTGCTAGAGAAAATAGAAATCACCAAAGAAGATAATATAAGTTATCTTGAGTAGCATTACGAAAGTATTACTTGACAAGAAACTTAAAATTTGTTATAATATAGGAACATTATGAAAGTAGAAATCTATAGTATACCAAATTGTCCTTACTGTACAAAAGCAAAAAGTTTAGCGGAAAGACAAGGGCATGAGGTAGTATATAAAATGATGGGAGAAGATTATCAAGCAGGAGATGTTAGAGAAATGTTCCCCACAGCTCGCACTTTTCCACAAATTGTTGTGGATGGCGAAAAGATTGGAGGTTATACAGAACTGGAGAAAATGATTGGTTAATTCTAGACGTAAAGGGCATGATGCAGAAATAAAAGCTGCTGCTATGTTAACAAGAATTACTGGACATCCGTTCGTGCAAACTCCTGGTAGTGGCTCTGGTAAAATCAAAGGCGACTTATATGTAGAACATAAACATAATTTGTTTTGCATAGAAGTGAAACACTACAAAGATATGGCGTTTAACCATAAAATATTTACTCAAAAGAGTAATGTATTTGTAAATTGGTGGTCAAAACTTTGTAAACAAGCTCAAGAAATGAAACAAGAGCCATTACTTATTTTTAAAGAAAACCACTCACAATGGTATGTGGCAACGACAAGAAAGCCACTTTACAAAAAACATATGTACATAAACTGGTTAGGGTGTTACATCACCTTTGCCGAACAATTTTTAGAAACACAAAAGGTAAAATTTACAAATGGCAATACAATTTACGAGCCATGGAAAGCCGATCCCGAATGGGAACTTATTGATTGTTGATGGACTCAATCTAGCTTTTCGTTGGAAACATCAAGGACGCAACGACTTCGAACATGATTATGTAAGAACAGTTCAATCCTTGGCAAAGTCCTATAACTGTGGGGAAATAGTCGTTTTAGGCGATGGCGGTAGTAATTACCGTAAATCTATTGACCCAGAATACAAAGCAAATCGTAAAGAACGATATGCAGAACAAACACCTGCAGAAGCAAAAGAATTTGAAATGTTCCTTGCAGAGTTTAGTAATACAATGACTAATCTCAAAAGCAAGGGATATCTTACTTTAAAGTATGCAGGAGTTGAAGCTGATGATATAGCAGCTCTTATCTGTCAAAACAGAGAAGAGTTAGGTCTCGATGAGATTTGGTTAATATCATCAGATAAAGACTGGGATTTACTAGTTGACCCAAAAATTAGTCGTTTTTCGACTGTAACTAGAAAAGAAACAACATTACTAAACTGGGATGAGCATTATGACTTTGACCCTGAGTACTTCTTGACTTACAAGACACTCACAGGAGATAAAGGGGATAACGTTCCTGGTGTAGATGGAGTAGGACCGAAACGTGCAACTCAATTGATTGAGGAGTATGGAGATGTCTTTGATATTATGGCGAGTTTGCCACTAGAAGGTAAGTATAAATATATTCAGAACTTAAATGAGTTTGGAAGTGAAGGCTTAGAAAAAGGAGTAAAACTCATGGATTTAACATACGATGTCGAAAGCGCAGTGCTTGGGCATGGACAAGAAATTATAGGATTAGTAGAAAATTATGTCAGTGAAGATAGATTATAGTAAAGATTCTCTTTTAGATAATTTTGCATACGCAACTCTAAAAGATAGATATATGATACCAAGTGAAACATCACCTCAAGAAGCATTTGCTCGTGCAGCAGAATGTTTTGCGGATGATGAAGCTCATGCTCAAAGATTATATGACTATGTTAGTAATCTTTGGTTTATGTTTGCAACTCCTGTACTATCAAATGGAGGTACTCGTAGAGGGTTACCTATAAGTTGTTTTTTAAATTATGTAGAGGATAGTAGAGAAGGTATTACAGACCATTTTACGGAAAATGCTTTCTTATCATCTTTTGGAGGAGGTATCGGAGGTACTTGGAGTGATGTTCGTTCATCTGGAACAAAGACATCTAAAGGCTCAGAAAGTACTGGCGTTATTCCTTTCGTAAAAGTTGTAGATGCAGAAATGTTGGCGTTTAGCCAAGGAGTAACTAGACGGGGTAGTTATGCTGCGTATCTACACATGTCACACCCCGAGATAGAGGAATTCTTAGATGGAAGAAAACCAACAGGCGGAGATATTAACAGGAAGTTTACTAATCTTCATCATGCTGTTGTCGTTCCTGATTCTTTTATGGAGCTAATCCATAAAGCTAGTAAAGATAAAGGATTCGATGATAGCTGGTCTTTGATAGACCCCCATACAAAAGCAGTAGTTAAAACTGTAAGCGCTAGAGCTTTGTGGGTAAAAATACTGCAAAATAGAATGGAAACAGGTGAGCCTTACCTAATGTTTGAAGACGCTGTTAATAATGATTTACCAGATTTTCAAAAAAGAAAAGGATTAAAAGTACATCATAGTAATTTATGTAGTGAGATTACTCTCGCAACAGATGAAGAAAGAACAGCAGTATGTTGTCTTTCTAGTGTCAATCTAGAGTATTATGATGATTGGAAGAACCATGGGTCATTTATCCCTGATTTAATTCGTATGCTAGATAACGTATTAACCTACTTTATTAATAATGCACCGAGTCAGTTAGAAAAAGCCAAATTTAGTGCAATGAGGGAGAGAAGTATTGGATTAGGTGCAATGGGCTTTCATGCATACTTACAAAAAAATGATATACCATTTGAAAGCGGTCTAGCAGGTGGTATAAATATGGAGATGTTCTCATATATTAAAGATAAAGCAGACCAAACTACTAGAGAACTTGCAATAGAAAAAGGTGCGTGTCCTGATGATGATACAGCTTCTGTAAGAAATGCTCACTTATTAGCGATAGCACCTAACGCAAGTTCTAGTATATTATGTGGTAATACAAGTCCAAGTATTGAGCCTTTTAGAGCAAATGCTTACACACAGAAAACAAAAACAGGAAGTAACTTAGTAAAAAATAAATTTTTAGATGCACTCATCAAAGAAAAAGTTAGTCCTGAACTGTATGAAGAAACTTGGTCTAGTATTGTAGCAAACAAAGGAAGTGTACAACACCTAGATTTTCTAGATGATTGGAAAAAAGATGTATTTAAAACAGCAGTAGAAATAAATCAGTCGTGGGTAGTAGAACACGCTTCGGTCAGACAAGAATTTGTTTGTCAATCACAAAGCGTAAATTTATTCTTTCCACCTGATGTAAACAAAGCAGATTTACACAATGTACATATGTTAGCATGGGCTAAAAATTTAAAAACATTATATTACTTGAGAAGTGAAGCTATCAGTAGAGCTGATAATGTATCTAATCAAGCTAAAAGAGAAATAATTTTTGAGCAATCAGATTGTTTAAGTTGCGAGGGATAAATGGCAAACTTACTAGAAGAAAGAGAATATTATAAACCGTTTGATTACGGGTGGGCGTTTGAAGCCTACAAAAAACAACAACAAATGCATTGGATGCCTGAAGAAGTAACTATGGCAGATGATATTAAAGACTATAATCAGAATCTTACAGAGGATAATAGAAAGTTAGTAGATAATATATTTAGATTTTTTACACAAGCAGACGTAGATGTTTGCTGTGGGTATGCTAAACATTATCTCCCTACTTTTAAAGCACCAGAAATAAGAATGATGTTAGTGTCATTTGCAGCTATGGAAGCAGTTCATCAAGATGCGTATTCATCCTTGTTAGAAACATTAGGTAAATCTGACGATATTTACCAAGAATTTATAGATATACAAGAGATGGTAGAAAAGCATGAGTACTTATCTGACTTTAATATGGATACACCACATAATATTGCTAAAACAATGGCAGTATATAGTGGGTTTACAGAAGGAGTACAGTTATTCTCATCATTCGCTATACTATTAAACTATCCTAGACATAATCTTATGAAAGGCATGGGACAGATTGTTACATGGTCAATAAGAGACGAAACTCTTCACGTTGAAAATGTATCAAAACTTTTTAGAACTTTTATTGCAGAGAATCCTGAGATATGGACAGATAAGTTAAAGTATGAAATCTATTGCGCTGCAGAACGAGTTGTTGAACTAGAAGATAAGTTTATTGATATTTGTTTTGATAAAGCAGAGATTCCAGATTTGACAGCAAAAGAAGTCAAAGAATATATTCGATATATTGCTGACAGAAGATTGTTAGGTCTAGGTATGAAGGGTATATTTCATAGTACTGTTAACCCTTTACCATGGATTGATATACAAGTAAACGCAGTTGAGCATACCAACTTTTTTGAAAACCGTGCTACAGAGTATGCTAAAAGTAGTACACAAGGAAATTGGCAGGATATATTTTAATGAGTACAATTACAATAGATGGAATCGAACATGATTCCGATAGCTTCAACAAAGACCAAAAAGCTTTACATAATGCAATAGGATATTGTGATGCTAAACTAGCTGACCTCGACCACGAAAGAGCAGCTCTTAGCACAGCAAGACAAGCATATATTAATGATTTAGGTCAAAGTTTAAAGGACGACTAATGGTAATTTATATAGGCTACGATTCAACACAGCCCGAAGCATACGAAGTATGTAGGGAAAGTATTAGAAGATATAATCGTAGCCATACCATTACGCCTTTGATGCTTGATGAATTACAAATGCAAGGAATATACAGGAGACCGTTTCAAAATGAAAGTACAGAATTTGCTTTCACACGGTTTCTTGTTCCTTATCTTTCTATGTACTCAGGCTTTTCACTTTTCTGTGATAGTGATTTTATGTGGAAATGTGACCCTGCGGAGTTATTTAACTACACAAATTGCGGTAAATCCGTATACTGTGTTCAACACCCAACCTTTTTATCTCCTACTACAAAAATGAATGATAAACCAAATCTATCTTATCCTAAGAAATATTGGTCATCACTTATGTTATTTGATAATGGCAGATGTAGAACTCTTACTCCAGAGTATGTAAACCAAGCCCCAGCGGGTGCATTACATGAAATGAAATGGACAAAATCAATTGGTAGTTTACCTGCAGAATATAATGCTATGGTAAATTACTATCAATTTTCATATCCGAAAGCAATCCACTTTACAGATGGTGGACCGTGGCACGGCATAAACGACAACCTGGAATATTCAGAAGAATGGAACAAACTTTACGCAACCTTACAGAAAACAAATCAATAATACTTGTCGGCAACTCTGTTGAGATGTTACAATATGACCTTGCTGACTATATTGAAAGTTTTGATACGATTGTAAGATTTGGAAATGGTATTCCTACAAATGAAAATTGGGATAGTATTGGTAAGCGTACTGACATTTGGGTAACTGGGTTTCTAAGATACAACAAACGAAAATTTTATCCTAAAAACATTCCTGTTTTATTTAATCGTTCACGTATGCATCTTGATAAAATTCCTGACCATTATCCCGACTTTGAGGTTATTGAAATGTTTTCGGATAAAGAGATGTTAAATATATTCAATTTAGTCGGAGCAAAAAACGGATATACTGACGGCCAACGTCCTTCTGCAGGTTTTGTTACAATACAATATTTTTTACAAAAAATAAATTTTTCTACTCTTACATTGGTAGGTTTTGATTTCTTTTCGAAAGCTCTTTCAATTACTGCTGGATTTGCAAATCCTACAAGTTGGCATATTCCAGTAAACTCAGAGACATACAGTCCCCATTCTCATAAAGAGAAGGAGATTGTACTTGATTTATTTGATAGAGGTGTAATTGATTGGAAAATATTATCAGACTTAAACCAGGGCAACCTAGACCTTTCCTAGTATAAATCCTCTTTCGATAAGTTTTCCTGCGATTGCTTTTTGTTTTTCTGCTTTTTGTAATAGTATTTCATTAACTCTTGCATTTCTGAAGTTTAATGGTATTTTATCTATTAGACTTGTATAACAATCCCATGGAACTGCTAACTGAACTCCTGTACTTAAATCTAAATAATCTCTCGCAAGATACCTATGTTCTATATCTATACTCCAAGATTTTCGTAACATAACATTATAGTCTAATAATTCTTTTGCCCCAATCGCGTCTCTTTCAACGAGCTGGTCTATTTTACCATTTACATAAATAGGTGACCAAGAGTGCTTGTAAAAACTCAATGCTTCAAAGAAAGCGTTATCATTAGATGCTATAAGTTGAGTATCTATATAAGGTCGTTGCCCTTGATTAGGGGGATCAATTTGTCTAGTGAAAAATAAATCTCTATTTTCAAATTCTGATAATCTATCATAATTTAATATTACCAAATTCTTGTCAATATAAGGTATACCTTGATGAGTCTTTCTTGGTATTTTTAATATGTTATAATAATGACCTATATTTGGATGTTTGTCAAAAACTAAATCTCTACTTAAGAATGAAATTGATGCTTTGAAAAATTCTGCAGGTGGTATATTACCACTATCAATTGCTTGATTAAAAATTCTATTTCCATCCCATACTATCATTCTTTTGGCAAGACCACCTTTATTTTTCCAATACTCTTTAAGGAAAAATGTCATTCTAGATATATCTTCTTCGTTCCACCATGCTTCGTAAATTTTTACATTTTGAAAATTATTTATTACCCAATCTACTTCTCTATCGTTCCAATCATTTTTATGGATGAATAGATGCAGACGGAATCCGTGTTTATCTAATAAAGAAGCAAGAGTAAACATACTCCAGTCTTTTTTGTATTTTGTTACTAATTCAATCATCCTTCTATTACCTTATACTCCCAAAAATTATTGAGATAATTTTCTATTCTATATTCGGCATCATTATCAAAGCTGAATATAATTCCTGAATTTCTTGCTGAAAATATTTTCATCAGCGATTCTTTTGCTTTTGTATTTGCTATTGTTGCGTATATACTTTCATATGTCCAAAGATTCTTTTCTCTATCTTCTCTTGCATGAGAAACTAATCTTAATTGTTTATCTAACATAAGTGCCATGAGTCCCATTTCACTGTTTTGCATGACAGCACAGTTAGTACAATTTGCTAGTAATTCAAATCCACCTACTTTTTTATCTAGTACTGTGTCTTCTCCAAATTCTTTTTTTAACATTGCTATCCATACTTTTTGAGTAATTGGATGAGGTTTAATTACAAATCCTTCCTCCACACACTGTCTAAGTCTACCCCAGTGCAGTGTTTTACCTTTTGAAATTATATTAGTTCCTGGTAAAAATACTACTTTGTCATGATACTCTAAATTTGTACTTAAGTTATATTTATTATGAAAATTATTTACTATTTTTTCGCATCGTTCTTCGTCTATCTTTATGTCTGAATTAACAATGCTTTTAAACAATCTATCATTAATTTTTATACTTGGTACTCTTATGTATATACCATTACCAAGAAAATCTGTATAAAGCCATTTTCTAATAGTATGAAGTTCGTTAGTATTAAACCAAATATCATATTCAAAAGAACTACCTCTATACTTTTGAGGTATTATTTTTTTTCTAAACTCTGCTAATTCATTTAGATCTGAAATAGGTCTAGATGCAGAACCTGACTTCATAAAATGAGTAGGTATATCTCCTAATGATTCATTTATAGATAATGCTTCTAATTTATTTTTTGCTTTTATCACGCTTCAACTCAAATATTTCTCGTTCCATTATTCTCATTCTTTTTTCTGATTCTTCTATTGAATCATATAAAGCGTTCATCATACTTTCCATTTTTCTATTTAGATACTCTGGTGTTATTTCTGTTTTCTTATCAAATCCGCCCATTAATTGCTTTCGCTCCATTGTGAGCCATCCCAGAATGAGAATCCATAGTCATCCAATGAGCTTACCTCGGTGTCAAATAATGTTCCCAACTGAGAGGCTGTTGTTCTTTCATATACTACTGTCTGTGTGTTAAAGACAGTAGTGGTTAAGTGATCGGTAGTAATTGTTGTATCTGTAGTCCTTGTTGTATTGAAGGTCGTAGTTGTAGTTCTATCTGTACCGAATGTTGTTGTTCTACTAGTATTAAATGTCGTAGTAGTACCAAAAGTTGTTGTTCTAGAAGTCTCTGTAGTTCGTGAAGATGCTGTACTTCTACTTGATGCAGTAGCTTTAGTTGTATTAAACACAGTAGTAGTAGCTCTACTTGAAGCTGTATTTCTGCTTGTAATTGTTCCTTGTGATGTTGCAAATATAGTTGTTGTACTTCTACTTGAAGCTGTACTTCTGCTTGATGCAGTAGATTGAGTCGTATTAAAGGTT